TTCTTCGCTGCACATTAGCGCACACCTCCTGCTCTGCTCGCGCGCAAAATGGCCTCAATTGCCTGCGAAGTTTCTCCAAAACCACCGTGAATGCCGCTTGCTATATGTTCATCTGCTTTTTCTAGGAAGATATGCAGCTGCCCTCTGTCATCTTCTTCGGCAGTTGCTGTGGCAGGACCTACGTTGTTATGTAGCGTGATGTTGTAGACGTTTGATCCTGATTTTGACTGAGATGGGCTGCCAAGATTATTGCGGTGTCGGGGATCCGATTCAGTAAGTACTTCTTCTCCTTTTAGGCCTATCATTGGTACTTCGTTGGCTGCCAAATTAGGTCTATCACCTATGATCCCACCGGTATGGTATTTAGTACCTTTGATAGTACTTAATATGCCGCTAGTTAATGATGCTACCTGACCATAAGCCGCTATATTTGTAGGCCATGGAGCTGCAGCAGCCTCAGCATACGCTGCCTGAATTTTCACTATTGAGTTTGCGACAGCGAAAGCTTTGCTCGCAATAAACATGGCCTTATAAATACCAGATTGCTCTCCGGCAAAGCCTTTTGCTAAACCAGCCAAGCCGCCAAACAGTTCGCTTGCATCCTTCAATTGCTCTCGTTGACGGTCTCTCTCAAGTTTGTCTATGTTCTTCTGGTACCGAGCCCAGTTCTTTAAAGATACATTTCTAAACGCTTCTTCCGCAGACTCTCTACCACCAAGAGCCTCGTCGATCATTTGCTGTCGACGTTCTGCTGCAGCATATTCCCGTGCTTCTGCTGACATTTCTTCTTCTAAAAAAGCAGTTAGCTTCTCTAATTTTTTAGCATCTTCATCTTGTTGTTTTTGTAAATAGAAATCTTTTTCCCGTTGAGCGTAGCTTTCGCGCAAAGCTGCAACATTTTCAAAACCTCTGGTATGAGCTTCTGTTTCAGAGATAACTGCCGCATTTATTTTTGCTAGTCTACTGTCATGCTGCAGTTCGAGCTTCGTTTGCTCGTCTGCATATTGGAGATCGAGCTGTGATAAATATTGGGATCCTGCTAATAGTCTGGATTGATACTTTGATTCAGCCGCTTTAGCTTCGTTAATTTTTTGTTGCTCAAGGCGGGTAGCCTCACGCTCTGCAGTCTTCTGTGCAATTTCCTCTTCAGCTTTTAGTTTAGAAGCCTCAAATTCCTTTTTCCTAGCTAGCCCAGCTTCCTCCGAAGCTTTAATTGCAGCTGTTTTAGCCTTTTGTTGCTCAACTCTCTTGTCCTGGATAGCTGTAATCTCGACATTCAAAAGCCTAATTTTTTCGTTTAAGATATTCTTTTGTGCTTTTTTCATCCCTAACAGGTCACTACCTGCATTAAGCTTTGCTAGCTTATCCAGCTCCTTTTGCCTTTCGTGAACAAATTGATCTAATCTGCTTTGATCGCTTGGGAAAAGTGCTTTATTCCAATTGTTAATCGATTTAGCAATCCCATTTATGGTATCTGTGGCAATAGCCCCCAATGTTGATGTTTCAGATAAGTCATACAGAAACTCGTCGTACCGTTGTCCGAGAGTATCCATCGCCCCAGCAAGACCTTGAGCGGCCGCTACCCCTGCCCCGCCAACTTGGCTGTGTACCTTATTTAAAATAATTGCCTGGGCTTCGGATAAACGGTTATGCTCCTGAAGATCTTTGATTAATTCTTTCTCAGTTTCTGAAAACGATACTCCCGAACGTTTTAGTGCAGTTAAGCCTGTCGTTGGATCTTCTAATGCTTTACCAAGTTGCAACGCCGCAGACTTAGCATCGCCACCCATTACTGCTGCTAGGTCATGTGATAGTTCAATTGCCTTCTGAAACGATTCTCCTTGAACCGTCTTAAAAGTCTGTAACACATTTATAGCTGCTCTAGCACCATCCACATCGCCAAGGGTATTTAATGCATTACTTCTAGCTAGCTCCTCTAGTTGAAAAGCGGTATATCCTGCAGCACTTCCTGTTGATTTTATTAGCGCCTCGGTTTTAAGCTGCTGGGACTCCCATCTTCCAAAAACAGCTAGCGATTTTGTGGCGCCAACAGTCAGCAAACCTATTCCAGCTAATGCTGAGAATCCCGCCACCCCTACCTTGCCCATGCCTGACGCAACAGCGGACAATCTTCCCGACACACCGTTTAAAGGTCCATACATAACCCCCGCTTGGTTAGCTGCATTACTGAAGCCTGCAGACAAAACAGACGATGCACTTTCGGCTTTCTTAGCTTCTTTTGCATAGCTTCTGACTGACGCGGTGGATTTTTGAGCCTGTTTATCGTGCTGAAGAGCTTGCATCCGCAAGTCTACTGTTAGAATCTCTAATCGTTTAGGCATAGTTTCATCACTAGGAAAATTGAGCCTTTAAAAAGGCAATTTCTTCTTCGGGGGATTTGGCTGCTATAGGTTCATGGTGCGTTCTGGGCGTGCCAGATTGTGATAGTTCATAGAAATAGACATACCACTCGCAAAACTCTTTGAGAGGCATGTCCCTAGTCATTGCACGGACAACCGGCTGCTTGAGCTCTAGCGCGAGCTCTCTTGCGAACCGTTGTCCGGGGATACGTTTCCCAATGTAGCGTTTGCAACCAACGTTATGCCGTTTAGAAGGGCTGCTTTGTCATAAAGCTCATCTTGCAAAGCGCGGGGAAGTGCCTTGAATTCCTCTTTTATTGCATCAACTGACTGATCAGAATTAACAGCCAAACTTAGCGCAACGACGTTTGCGGCAAAATTAATATTATGCTCTGCAATGGCAATGCCTTTTAATTCTTTTTCATCATCATTAGATAGATGTTTCAGGTATTGATCAGTGCCATATTCACCAAACACAAACTCTTTGCCACGTATTGTATGGCTTTCTGTTTTTAATAATCCTTCAAACATTAGACATACACTCCCCAGACTGGCGCGCCAGACCATTTAATTGTAGCGTTCGCATAAATCCTGTCACCAGATTCATGAGTGATTTCAAAACTCGTGACGATCCCATCACATAGCATTTGAGTTTTGCCGGAATCTGGCCATTTAAAACCATATTGACGGGTGCTATCGCTATTGAAATCTAGCAACATTTTCCCATGATGCTTTTCGCCTCTATCAAACTCAATTTTAATATTGCTTTCACCAGCGTCTCTCATGCCCCCTCTGTGCTCTTTATAACCATCTTCATTGTCAAAAAAGAGAGCTTCAGTAGTGTCTTTTGTGAGAGTAAATCCTCCTAGCTCAACAGCTGCACCTGCGATTGATTCTAATGCTGGGGTTGGATCATCATTTTCACGCACAAGCGTTGTGCCGTTACCTAATGGCATAACTTTCTCCTATTTTTCCGTTTTAATTAATTTATCTGTCGCAGGCTTTGCCATGCCAGCGGCAATCAAGACTGAAGCTTTTCTTTTTTCTAGCTGAAAAGGTTCTGCTGATTTTATTGTTGTAGTGCCTACTAGCAGTGTTTGAGTGGCTATTAATTTCTGCATATCACCCCCGTGATGTGTATTTTGAAAGTCGATACTTCAGCTCATGAAGCATTATTCGTTTGAATTCCTGTTTCATTACTCTTTTGCACACTGTGATCGACACCTCTTCAACGACTTTTTCAATTTTTATTCGCTGAACTTCGATGGGGAGGCGGCCTTTGCCTATGCGCTTAAATACCTGCTTCCCATTAACAATAAATGCCCCTCTCACGAAGTGTTTGCCCGCCCGAACTCCACCGTTTCTCCTTCTTCTAGATGTTTGTTTTGGCCTTAACCTCATTAGAGAAACGGGAGTCCTATATGCTTTTAAAGCCGCCCTTAGCCGACTCACTTTTGCTCTTTTTACATAAATTTTACGGCGTATGATATTGACGGGAAGTTTGGTCGATTTAGCTATTCCGCGGATCGACCTTGTTTTAGCTTTAGCTGTCGTCTTGCTTAATGCGGTAGCTGCTGCTTGCCTGACGTCTCGGTTTTTATATGAAGAAAGTCGACTAGCATAACGCTTAATATCTTTATCAATACTCATTCTGAGTCGCTGTATTGGACCCTGTAGGTCAGCTCCAGAGACGAATAATTGCCACTGGGGCTATCCGCATAGTTAAAACTGGCATTAAACAACTCAAATACTGACCCGTTCAAGCTGGGGCTTGCCTCTAGCGCAAGCTCGACATAACTGGCTATTTGATCCAATCGAGCATCGGCTGATCTGGGGTCTGCTTTGGTGTTCAATCTGATGACTAGCTCTGCTTCAGTATCAACCAAAGAATGCTTTTTAAATCTGTCGCCTTCATCAAAATAGACGCAAACGAAGTCCTCTAAATCATTGCTCTCACCTCTGGCTGTAAATACTTTGCAGTTCGACATGTGCGATAAACTAGGGGAGATTATATCTTTGACCTGTTTGCGGATATTGGTCCTGCGTTCTGAGGGTGTTGTCATTACCAGCTCCTGTGAACCACATCATCAAGAGGGTCTATCACTTCAGAAAACTCCTCGTGGTCATGATTAAATAATTGAGTGACAGCCAAGCCCACAACATAACCATCATCATTTACTTTCCGGTCACAGCGGTAACGGAGATCAGAATCTAACAGCGAGATTACCGTACCTGTCCACACTTCAACTGACTTTCCAAGATGCAAAATCTGAATATGGGTCTCGTTGCCCTTGATGTCACCACTTGGGGTTAAGCTTTCCATGTCCCTATCGATGATTATTTCGGCCTCGAATGCCTCTCCTGTTTCAAGAGTGACTGTGGCCTTGCCATCGTTGTGGTGTTTGAAGGTTGCTTTATGTAGTCTTACGATTCGATTGTTCATTACTACTCCTGCGCATACTAAAAACGCCCCATCAGGAGCGTTTTAGATATGAACACAAAGGATTAACCGGTTAACTTGATAATCGCATTTGGGCGAGTACATAACATGATGGGGTTAGACTGAGACTCAAGTTCAATGCCTTTATTCATTTTCAAAGGCTCAAACTTGGTGTAATACGGCATACCATTGGTGCCCACTGTTTCCATATAATTAGCCGGCGCAAAACGGCCAATGAACAGATCAGCAACGCCTTCGGGGACAGCGTAAGCTTCATCATCACCAATAAATTTGTTTGCACCTACCTGGCCACGATACTGCTCGAAAATAACCCCTGCAAACTCAAACCCACCTCGGGCATCATTACGCAACATTTCGCCAGCGTTATAACGCTCAAAAGCTTGCTCAACCTTCGGATGATTGGTTAAATTCTTGAAGTAATTTCGACCGCAGAATACCCGAATACCCGTAAAGGATACGCCGCCAAGCTCATCTTCGATTTTATCGCTAAGTTCAGTCACTTTTTGGCGAACTTTAGTGCCCTCAGTGCCCAAAACCAGACTGTGTGTTTTCTGGCTAATACTGAAACTCGTAAATAAATCCAATAACTCACTCGAGCCATCGGCATCCACTAATTTCCCCTTAATAGCACCGATCATTAAGTGCTCAAAAGTGGCGTCCAACTGACGACGATGCGTTGCTTGGCGTCCGGCTACCACTGTCTGTACAGCTTGTGCTTCGCTTTCACTGCCGAAGGCTCTGACACCTAAGATTTCATCAGCCATTATGGTTGATTGTTGTGGTAAATGTAGCGTGTTAAACGGAATCAGCGTGCGCTTAGTTCCATTTACAACCATGCCCGGAGCACCGCGATCTGCTGAAGCTACAAGCTTTAATATCGCACCATCTTTTTCGATGCTAAGCGAAGTTGAATTGATACCCTTATTATCAAACAAGCCTAAAGC